GCCCGGCTACCTGGCCCAGCAGCCCGAACGCGGGGATCAGGCCAGGGCTGTTCCCCGTGATCCAGTGCCAGAGCTTCTGAACGACGCCGGTCAGCCATTCGATCGCCTGGCCCATCAGCTTGAGCGGGTGGACCACGCGCATCGCCTCGGACGCCAGGACGGCCAGCTTGAGCGGTATCTCGATGATCGGGACCAGGACTTTCGTCGTGATATCGAGCAGGAAGCCGATCACGCGGATGACGCCGGTTATCACGGGGACGATCGCGCCGAGGCTGGACCCGGCCCCATCGGCGCCGCCTGCCAGGTTGGCGCCGAACAGCTTCCCGATTTGCTCCAGCAGCGGCGCCAGGTTCTTCAGGGCGGGGCCTAGCGCGTCGCCTATGGCCTTGACGATTTCCCATAGCGCCAGCCCGAAGGTCTTCAGCAGCGACCAGACGGACGACAGGGCCGGTTGGAGCCCGGACCACAGCGCCGAGCCCATGGCCAGGACCCCCTCGCGGAAATCCTTACTGGCCAGGAACAGGGCGCCTACGGCGGCGACGATCCCGACGATGGCGGCGCCGACCGGGTTCATCGCGGCAGGCAGCAGCCCGGCCGCTGTGCCCATGGAGCCGAGGCCCGGCACGGCTGCCAGCGCGGCGCCGCCCATCTTGGCCGCGCCGGACGCCACCATGGTTATCGGCCCGGTCAGGCCCTTGAGCAGCCCGCCGAGGATGGGTATCTGGCCGAGGACCGAGCCGCCCGTCAGCACGCCCAGCGCGCCAGCGGCAACCATGATCGCGGGGCCGAACCGCTTGATCGCGTTCGTCATGGACTCGATCTGCTCGGGCCGCAGGTTCTCGATCCACTTCGCCCAGCTGGTGATCAGCCCGTTCACGGGGACCATCAGCTTGGCTACGGCCTCGCCTATGGCGGCGAAGATCGGGGCCAGCGCGCCGCCTGGCGCCACGGCGGCGCTCAGGGCCTTGGCCAGGTCGTAGGCGCCGAGGATGGCCGGGCCTAGTGCCTGCACCAGCCCTTGGCCGACGCTGAGCTTGATGTCATCGATGATCCGGGGGAAGGACCGCAGTACCTTGCCCGGCTCGGTCATCGCCTCGGCGTAGGCCCCGGCGACGGTCTTACCGGACTCCAGCACGGCGTTGAGGACCGCCTGGCTGCGCTCGGCGTCGGTCAGCTCCTTGGTGGTCTTCCCGACGCTCTTGGCGTACTTGTCGACCGCCTGCCCGGCCTGGACGTTCAGCCCGGCGTTCCGCAGCACCATCGAGTTCTGGGTCGTGATGCCGTGCACCAGGTCGTCTAGAACCTCTGTGCTGTTCCGGCCGCTGATCACGGCGGCGTCCTGCGCCACCCTGGCCAGGTCTGTCGACTTCGAGAGATCGAGCTGGTTACGCGCGAATTGCGCGACCAATGTCTGGGCCGTGCCCGCCTCGATGCCCTGCTTGCGGATCGCGGTGACGGTCTGCTGCATCGCGTCGTACGACAGCCCGTTGGCCTTGGCCAGGGCGCGCAGGCTCGCGTCCATCTCGCCCACGCGGGCGGCGGTCTTGAACGCCGCGACGCCGAACCCGGTGGCCGCGATGCTGGCGCCGCCGATGGCGGTCGTCGCCGCCTTGCCGACGCTGGACAGGAAGCCGCCAGCGGCGCGGAGCCCCGTCGTCATCGACCCGCTGATGCCGCTGGCTGCCTGCTGCCCGGCGCTGGTCGCGGCGCCCTTGATGTCGCTGGCCATCTGCCGGGTATCGGCGGTGACCGGGACGGTGAGCTTGCCGTAGCTGTACGAGTTAGCCACCGCTCACCGCCATGCCTGGCAGCCCGGCCAGCATCCGCGCGGCGTCGGCCCAGCTGCCCGCCTTGGCGGCGCCTGGCGCGGCCTCGCGTGGCGCCGGTTGACGAACGTTGACATCGGTTGACATCGCGTGGCGCGGCGAGCGCGGCCGGGGCAGCGGCCGGGGCTTGGTCGCGTTCTTGGCGCCGTGCGCCTTGAGCGTGACGTACGTCAGCCCGGCCACGTGGTCGACCAGCAGCGCCAGCAGCTCGGCCTCGACGGACCATTCCTCGCCGCCTACCCGCGCGGCCGGGGGCAGCCCGCGCAGCAGCACGGCCACCCGGCGCGGCGTGACGGCCGGGTCCAGTACGTCGATGCCGTAGGCGCCCATCAGCGCGGCCTCTACGTCGGGGTCGAACTTGGCGCGGCAGGCGCCGGCAAATTTGGGAGGCTCGGGAACCCGGCCTCGCGGCCAGCCGCCGCGAACAGCACGTTCAGCTCCCCGACCGTGAGGCCCGCCTTGGTCAGCTTGGCGTACGTGTCGGCGCCGAGCAGCTCGGACAGCGCGCCCTCAAGGTTCCCGGCCGCGAGCTGGCCGAGCGCCTCGATGGGCCACCCACGGGCAGGCGGCATCTGGTACCGCTTGCCCTTGTAGGTGAACGGGAACGGCCGGTCATCCGCCTCGGCCTGCGCAGCCTTGGCGGCAGCCACCAGGTCGAAGGTGGTCCCGTGCCCGTTCGCGCCCTGGCGGGCGGTCACGCTGCCTTACCGGCCCGCGCGGCTGTCCGCGCTGCTGAATCGGCGGGGCCGAGCTGCACGTGGCCGAGGACACCGCCGTCGTCCAGCGCGGCCAGCGTGCAGTCCAGCGGCACGGCGGTGCCCCTGGTGATCTGCATGTCACCGGCCGCGTTCAGGCTGGCGCGGCCGAACGTGATGCGGAAGACCCGCTCGGCGTCGCGGCTGTCGATGCCGATGGCGTGGAGCCGCTGCGGCGAGTCCGAGCGCAGCTCCATGTCGATCGTGCCGTCTGCCGCCTCGGTCGGCTCCGGGGCGTCGAAGTACAGCCCGAGGGTGACGGGGTTCAACTGCCAGAGCACGAACTGCATCGTGATCTGGCGCCCGGTGATGACCGACCGCAGCGGCACGGCCGACTGCCACGGGGTCAGGTCTTCGCTGTCGGTCGATGAGCCCACGGTCGGCCCGTCGTCGGACAGGTAGCCGAGGATGCGCCAGGGCGACTCCCAGTCCTCGGTCGTATCGTCGGGCGGCTCCGTGCCAGCCGGGGCGATCCAGATGCCGGGGCCGTTGGCCGTGCCGACCTGGACTTCGGCCGGGTTGAGCGTGGTGTCGGGCGGCGGGGCTGGAGGCATGATCAGGCTCCTTCGGAGATGGCGCCAGGCTGGCGCGGGGGATGCACGCGGACCTCGTACCGCGCGGTGTAGCGTGGCCACCCGTCCTCATCGGGCAGCCAGAACGGCCCTTCGACCGGCTGGACGTAGCAGACGCAGCCATCGGCCCACGGCACGTCCCCGAGGCCGGTCATGATCTGCCTGGCCGCTTCCGCGGATGCTCTCGCCGGGCCGCGCCGCTTGAGCCGGGCGTCGACCTGGACGAAGTGCGCCATGATCCACCCGGCCCGGTCCAGCTGGGTGGCCGCGTACGTGAACGACGTGATGCCGGGCAGGTGCTTGAGCTGCGCCCAGACGTGCGCCTCGATGTCCGGCTGCACGACCACGGGGGCGGTCACGACCGGCTCCCGGCTGCCACGGCGCGGCCCATCGGCGCGCGGGCCGGGCGGCGCCGCGTGCCGTACTCGACGTAACGGGCGTACGGCGTGGTGTTGATGACGACCGTGGTGCCGGGGTCGCTGTAACCCGGCGCCGTGCGCCAGGCCGAGGCCATGCGGCCGGTGCGGCGCGGCGTGTTCGCCGCCGCGCGGCTGGCCAGCTGCGCGGCCATCTCGCGGATGTCGGCCTGGACCACGAGCCGCCCGTTCCGCTTGTCGGACGCCTGGTGCTCGAACACCACCCGGCCGCTCACGGCGCCGCCCTGGCGGTCGCCGTGGCCAGCCAGCAGTCCAGGCCCGCCCCGGCCGGGTCCTGCACCAGCCGGACATCGGACAGTGTCCACCAGCTGCGGCGCAGCTGCGCGGACATGCCGTCGCGGGGGCAGGCGTCGATCGGCAGGAACAGCAGCCCGGAGGCGATGTGCGCCGGGTCGTGCGGGCCGTGCCCGCCTGCGGCTGCGGCCAGCGGGTCGGACGTGCCTGCGGCCAGCTGGAGGTTCCCGGCGCCGCACCAGCGCGGCCCGCCCTCGGGCGGCTCTACCCACCCGGCGTCGTCGGGCTGGCCGGGTTCGTACAGCTCCACCGCGTCGGTGGCCAGCAGCAGCGTCACCAGTCCTCCCACCGCTCGTCGCCGTAGCCGATGGCCGGGGTCTTGCGGATCGGCACGGACGCCACCGTGTCGAGGAACGAGCGGTGCCACGCGGCCCGCTCGATGGCCAGCCCGTAGGCGCCGCCTGGCCGCGCCGTGCCGTAGGTCACGGACTGCGCGCCGGTCGTGACGACCGCGATAGCCGGGGTCGGGTCCTGCATCGCCGCGTAGCCCTCCCACTGGAGCGCGGCGCACAGGTGCGGCTCGCTGGCCCACCAGTCGGCGGCGATGGCTGCCGCCTGGTCGTAGGGCAGCCCGCCAGCCGTGGGCGGGTCAAGCGGTGGCGCCCACGCCTCCCACGGCTGGCTGTCGGTCACTTCTTGGCGGTCCTGCTGCCGCCGCTGCCCTCGGCCTCAAGGGGCGGCGGGGCGCCCGTGATACCGGCGAGCCGTACCTTGGCGAACGGGGTGGCGCCGCCCGGCAGGCGCGGGGTCACGGGCTTGACGATGGTCACGCCGAACCGCGCCCAGACCTTGAGCGGGGTCGTGTTGTGCTGGAAGCCCGACACGATCACGGAGCCGGTCGACGGGT